CCACATGTCCGCGAATACGACCATCCGCCACCGAGAAGCCAAATTGCTCACCACCCGGCTTATTGCCTTTGGTGGTGTAAAGATCGAACCCGGCCATATGCAGCCAGCGGATGGCCATGTCCTCAAACAGGTGACCAGCGGCAAAGATGCGCAGGGTCTGTCCTTTAAAATCCCGCCCATCGTCTTTGGGGGCCTGAGCGTATTCAAATTGCAGGGCACGGTCGCAGCCGACACCAAGCCGCGATCCACCCAGATATTTGCGGGACGGCTGAGCCTGATTTTCCACCACCAGGGCTTCGTCGATGAAGCTGTTTATTTGGTCGGCAAAGTTGGCCGAAGAATTGTAATCAAGCATCAGAATGGGATCTCCGTGTCATCGGCCTTGGCCGTTGCCAGCATGGCGTCCTGGAAGCCACCAACAGCAACTTCAATGAGGGTGAGGACCTGCGCTTCAGACAGGTCAATCAAGCGGGTCTGCCAGCCGATCTCTTCCATGATCTCCGATGCCATTTTCATGGCGTAGCGAATGGCGGCTTGTTCTTGCTCGGTCAGGTCAACCATGCCCAATCCCTCCTTCGCCAATCGAGACCAGTAACCCTGACAAGCCATGGAACAGAACCAAAGCATGCGTCGAAGACGCTTCGAAGACCGGCGGTCGAACCAACCAAAACCACGAGTTGGTCGCCGACAGACGGAACAAAGCGTTCCTCGCGGATGCCATAACCGCTGCCGCAGGGCTGCTTTTTTGGATATGTGTGCCATGGATCATGCCGCCCTCCGGTCACCATCAGAGGCCGATGTCACCAGTTGTGTGATCGCAGATTTATTGAAGGTAAAGGCCAATAGCGCAGAGGCTTGATACCGGGTCAGACCGAAGTCCTGGCGGTATTCGGCGGGCAAGAATTGAAGCTGCCTGTCTGTTGCTGATTGGCTTAGCCATGAACGGGTTTTGTGAGCGCTTTCATCTGTCTCATTCTCATTGAGCCAGTCATCGGCTGCTGCCAAACATACCGTGCGCTCACCCATTGCAAGAAGGCGGGGACGTAAATTCTTGCCGCCACCAAGACTATGCCAACGCCCCTGCAGAAAGAAGATACCGCCCCAGGCATTGAAGCCGCTGGCAATAAGGGCTGCGTCGTCACCAAACAGATCGCACCATTGGAAACTGGAACGTTTGAGCAGATCGACCTCTGACATGACAAAATCAGAAATTGGCTGCAGGTCATCGGTTTTATCAGAATAGAAATGGTAACCGCACAGGGGGCATTCCATCACCGCCAAAGGCACATGAGCTTCACACTCAGGGCATTCCTTGGTCAAAGCAGGACCTGATCCCGTCCTACCATCCAGATTGACGTCTTGCTCAAGACACCCATGCAGCAGGCTTGACGTGCCAAAGTCTAAAACGATGCAGTCGGTTTTTACGACACCGGGATATTCGCTAGGATCAACCGTGCGCAAACCACGCCCGACCATCTGGATCATGGTGGACTTATAAGACGATGGCCTAAGCAGAATAATGCAACTTGTTGGCTGGTGGTCCCAACCTTCCGTGAGTACGGCGACGTTAACAAGGACTTGAATGTCGCCTTCATCATAGGACTGAAGCACAATCCGTCGTGCCTTCGTGCCCATGTCACCATAAACCATCCCAGCACTGATACCTTCAGCAACAAAGGCATCGCGGACATTGCGGGCATGATCAACCGTCGAGCAAAACACCACGGTTTGACGATTACCAGCCTTCTCGCGCCAATGGCGGATAACAGCATCGGTAATGGGAGACTTGTTCATGATGGCGTCAACCGCCTTCATATCGAAGTCGTCCACCGTCTTGCGCACGGATTTGAGGGCTTCCTGGGCTCCGACATCGATCACAAAGGTTCGCGGCGGAACCAAGTGGCCAGAGGCAATCAACTCGCCGATAAACACCTGATCAGAAACATTGGAAAAGACCGGGCGCAGGCCTTTCTTATCTCCACGATTTGGGGTCGCCGTGACGCCGAATATCTTAACGTCCGGGTTCTTGTTCTTGGCTTGATCGATGATACGCCGGTAACTGTCAGCAGCCACATGATGGGCTTCATCAATCACCAGCAAATCAAGCACAGGCATGGCGTCCAGGTTTGCCTTACGGGCCAATGTTGGCACCATGGCGAAGGTCGTCTGCCCGCGCCATGATTTGGTCACGGCATCAAACTTGGAAGTGCTGATGTTTGGGTTAACCTTGGAAAACTTCAACTCATTCTGAGCCGTTAGCTCATCACGGTGGGCCAACACACAGGCTTTGGCATCGTTGCCTGCCAGCAATTGGCCAGCAACTCCCGCAAGCGCGATGGTTTTTCCAAATCCGGTCGAAGCAACAGCCAGAGTGTTGCCGTGTTCGCCGAGCGCGCTTACGCTACGCTCGACGAAGGTTTTCTGGCGTGGGCGAAGTAACATTACCGCCCTCCTATTGCGCCCAATTCGGGCGATTAGGGTTGCTGGCCGGTTGCGTGTCCGCAGTGCCGGACGTTGTTGCCGGTGCCGGTGTAATTACTCCAGCGGTGACAACACCCGGTTTCCACAGACCACCACTTTTCTGATAGGTCTCCCAATCTTTGTGATTGGGCATAACCGCAAAGTGGATCTCGTTCCTGGGATCGCCATTGGCATCCTTGCCCACATCAATCTTTGCCAGAAACTCAATGCCATCGAGATCGGCAAATCCGTTGATACGACGTGAATTTTGAGCCTGCGGAGAATTGTCCTTGTCCGACAGCCCCCGTGATGAATTGAGGATGCCACGCACGAATGACCGACCCATGCTGCCCCACTCGGGACCTTTAAGGCTGAGCAAGCCAATCAGGCTCCAGACCTTGCGTTTGGCAAACGGTCCTTCGGTAATGACAAACTCGGCACTCAGATAAACCGATCCGGTGGTGTCATTGTGGGTGGCGTAACCGCCGGTCCAACCTTGCGCCGGATCGTCAAAGCCACCCGGTTTAATGGTCATCCGCACTGGCACAATGGTGCCCTTGGGGATCAGATCATAAGAGGCTTGAGAGCCTGCATCGTTGTAATCGTTCCATGCACCGGTCATGATTGTTGTGCTCCTTCATCGTCATTGGTGGTGGGGGTATCGGCGGCGGAAGGTTGTGGCCTTGAGAACTCCAACCTTTCGTTTGCCGGTTTTGCGGGGCCGCTGATTTTTTCCATCAGACGGCCAAGGTGCGGCTCCTCGATCACATCAAGACGTCCGCTTCGATCTTTTGCCGGAAAGCCGTAGGGGTTCAGGGTTTGACAGACAAACGCCCGATAGGCCTCACCATCACCTTCAGTGATTTCAGCCATGGAGATGACTTCATCAACGATGCCAGGCAGCTCATTGCCGGTCTTTGAACCATCAATCTGCGGGGTGAATACCTTGCGGTTGAAGTCATCAAGCTTCTCGTCGAGGATTCCAACAAACCAGATGTTCTTGCCCCGGGTATGTTGAAGGTGGGTTAGCCAGGCGATCATTTCCTGACCATGCAGGCCATAAGCACCGCGCATGTCAGGTTTGCCGGTACGGTCGGAAAAGGCCTGTGGCTGGCCTTTTGCCCACTGGAAGCAAAGACGACCGGCGACCGTGATGCTATCAATGAAGACAGTCTCATACTTGCCGAGGGCTGACGGATCACCAAACTGCTCACAGACAGCATCGAAATGTGCCTGACTGTAGACTTGGTCTTCACGCAGGGCCGGATTTGACCCGCCGATGAAAACGGCGAAGTCACGGCATTCTTGCCAAGTGCGTGGGCGAATTGTGTCACCGGGCCAGCCTTCGATGGCCAAGTCACCAGCTTCCAAGTCAAAGAACAGCGCGGTTGACGAATTTAGCGTCCAGAGCAGCGAAGTTTTGCCAATGCCGGATTTTCCGAAAATGACACCCTTGATACCTCGGGTTTCTTTAAGGCGTTCATCCGCTGAAATAATTGGGAGGTTCATTTTGAGCCACCCTTCGCATCTGGAAGGCAATCAATTGCCACCTGCGCACCCAAGGCACCGTTTTTGCGCGCTTGGTCATAAAGATTGCGAACAGATTCAGTCAGCGAATAAAGTGCAGATGATTTTTCCTGCAATGCCAAAACGGCAAATGCTAGATCATCGAGCGTCGCACCCTCTGTTGGCTTTACGACCTCTTCCAGGTTTGCGCCAATCGCAGGAATGCGGATGGTGTCAGGTATGTTTTTGAAGTAGTAATCATCTTTGCGAAGCTGCTCAATTTTGCTGAGTTTACTCATGACAAACCTCCCATGGCGGCTTGGCCATCGTCAGATGTGCTGTTGCGCATATGAGCTTGTTCGTAGGCTTCAATATCTTCAAAGCGGTAGGCCACGCGGCCTCCGAGTTTGACGAAGACGGGGCCTTCGCCAAGCCAACGCCAACGCTCCAATGTTCGGGGCGAAATCCCCCAACGCCGGGAGAGGTCTATCTGGTTTAAGAATGGTTTATCCATGTGATGGCACTCCTTTCGGTTTCAATCCAAATCACACGGGAAATATCGCAAATTAGGGGGGTGAGATTCTGT